CATGATGAATCCTCCTTATCAATACGGCGATTGTTGGTGTCTTAGGTTGCGGAGAAAGTGATGGGGGTGGAAGGGGCGATGGTAATGTTCATGCCTACCACTTCATTCACGCCGCCGCCCACGGGGTACACGGACAGCTCACCGTCAAAGGAAAACTTGCCGTTAGAGCCATCGGGAGTGACCACACCGGCGCTCTCCGTGCCGCCGAACCAAACTGCATAACTGGCTTTCTTGCCTTCGAGAGCTTTGAGAGCCTGAAAATCAGACAGCGTGTAGTTCGCGGTAAAGGACAGGCCGTCAAGAGACTGGATACCAGCGATGTAAGTCTGCATATCATCACTCAGAGTGGTGGTTTCCAGCATTTCGGGTTCGCCGCCGAGGTCGGGAAACTCCTTGATGTCGATCAGCTTGCTCCAAGTATCGCCGGTATCACCTTTCTTCATCAGAAAGGTTTTATAGGTCGAAATAGCCATTTTCATTTACCTCCTGTAAAGAGTAGTTCCATCTGTTTCGGCTTTGTACCGAGCCACCAGACGGTAGATTGTTGCGTTCTCCAAATTGGGAACGGGGGACAGAGAAATACGCCTGAAATTTTTGGCGTACATGAGATCGTCCACAAACCTCATGATTTTTCGGCAAACGGATTTCTTACTGCCTGCCTTATCGGAGTAGACATTCACCTCGTACATCAGCGTAGCGAACCGCTCCGTATCTCCGCTGTCCATGTGATCTTCCGTGGTGTAGTTATCCTGCTCCACCAAGCTCACATAGGGGAAACGGGTAGGAGCATTGACATACTCGCCGCTGACCAAGATGCCGGGAAACTGCACTCTCAGGGCTTCCACAATCGGCGTGTAGATTTGGCTTTCCGCGTCAATCATGAAAACACCTCCTTCGCAATTTCCGTGAGCCGGTCTTGCAGCTCCTTTACCGTTTCGTACATCGGCATATTGGCGGGGTTGCCGTGGGTGATGACCACGAACCCGCCGTTCTTCTTTTCTTTCAGTACACCGTTCGTGCCGGGGTCGCCGTAATAACCCCAAGAGTGTTGCTTGCCGTGACCCTGACCGTATTCACCACGCTTCATGCCGAGTTCGTCCGCTTCCGGGTGATTGTCCGGGTAGGTCACGCCTGTGCCGAACTCGATGAATAGGGTAGCTCCACCTGTCGCCACCACCGCTCGGACATTGTTCCCACGTGATTCTACCGTCACGGAAACATCATTTGTGCCGTCATAAACGGCCTGCGAGAACTTGACAGAAGCTCTCTCCATGCCCTCCTGCGCCACCCGGTCTAGAAAGACCGCAGTCCGCTCTTGAAGCCGGTTCTTCCAGTTTTCGGTTTCCTGTATCAGCCGCTCAATCCCTCTCCCGGAGAGCGGAACATTGATTGTCTGACTCACGATACCGTCACCTTACTGACCGCATAGGAAATGGAGTTGAGGGACTTGGCGACCCGTTTGACTATGTAATCGTAGAGCGGCTTCCCGTCCTCATCATACTGAGGCTCCTTGTCGATGAACAGCACGGTATTCTCGTCAATGGGGCAGCTCATGTCATCGGTAACGATCACCTTGTCGTACCCGGCGAAATTACCGAACTGCTCCACCTGAGCGGAGCCGGTCGCCGCCGAGATATTGGCGCTCATCGCCACAGCAGGTTTGTAGAACACGATTTCCTCACCAGTCTCGTTACCATACTCGTCCTTGGCGGAAACCTTACGGTCGTACAGCAGATACCAGAAGGGCGATTTGTTGCGGTTCAGCGTCTTCATGCTCAACCTCCCATTACGGAAGCAACGGGAACGATGTCCCTCAGCAGCGTAGGCGGCACATCTCCGTCTTCATAGGAACGGGAGATTCCATTCTCGCTGTGAGCGGTCTGGCCTTCGGCACCCCGTTTGTTCAGCAGATACACCGCAATCTCCACCTGTACAAAACCGTACCGGTAGGGGACAAGCCGCACATCTGGATCATATGGATATGCCTTGCGGCATACCTTGTCACCAGCAATCGAGAGGTAGGTGGAAAGAATGCCCTCGTCTGTCTCGCCAGTCATGGCTTTCACCATTTTCAACTTCTCAGCGTCCGTCACACTTTCCACCTCCCGTCACGCTACCGGTTCCTCAGTTTTCTTACGAGACTTCTTGATAAC